CATAATATCCTGAAATAGCAACAGGGTCTGTCCCATTAGCTCTCGATATTCCATATTGTGCTATTGAGCCTCCATATGCTGTAAAAGCATCATTAACATTAAAGCCTATTTTACCAGCTCCATTTTGTATATCAATACTTCCTCCTACAATAGATAATTTATTGTTTGGAGACGTCGTTCCAATACCTACGTTTCCTCCATCTTTCATTAATAATAAATTACTAAATCCGCTGGACACATTAGCAACTCTAAAAGCTGGGTAATAAATTCCTCCGTTCCAATATGAAATATCTGTATTTTCACCAGCTGTACCTGAAGAACTAATTAATGAAAAATTTCCGTATGTTCCTATTGAAGAACCAGCCAAAACTCCAACTACCGCTGTTTGAGCTGTGTTTATATCAATTCTTTGTGTTGACCTAAATACGGCATTCCCTATTAATTCAAGTTTTTGAGAAGGAGCAGTTGTTCCAATCCCTACGTTACCGGCTAAGGTAATAGCAAGTCTATCTACTCCCCCAGTTGCTAAATACATATCTCCACCGTCGCTCGAACCACTTAGCCTAAATAAACGTGGAGTAGTTGAGTGACCTGAGCCAAACATTTGAATTTGTGCGGTTGCGGTTCCGGAAACTACTTGTATTCTTGATTGCACTGCATTTCCTACATTTGTATTTTCAAAACGCCCAAGAGATAAAATACCATTTGCGTCTCCAGATACTTGAAGTTTAGTAGTTGGAGCTGCTGTTCCTATTCCTACGTTACCGTCAGATTGTAATGTCATTACAGCATTTGCAACTCCAGCATTGCTGCTATCAGCAGCATTATTTACCGCAAATTGCAAATCTCCTCTACCATTTCCAGTTCCATTAGCTTTGAAGAAAATAGCCCCTTTTTTTCTTGCATCAGCATCGCCATTTGTAACTGTACTAAATCTTAAAATTGCTAAGTCTCCAGCAATTTCTCTGTTTGTATGTATTCCTATTGAGGCAGCCGTATCATTCCAAACAGTTAATTTTTCTGTTGAAGCTGTAGTCCCAATGCCAACATTACCTAATCCATTAACAGCTATAAAATCCGCTGTATCCGCACTATTTCGAACTTTAAAAGCTATGTCAGTAGATAAAGCTCCTTGTGCTCTTACGTCAAGTCTTGCATTAGCTGTTGTTGTTCCAATACCCACGTTGCCAGCTTCAGTAATACGCATTTTTTCTGTTTGAAGCGTGTTAACTGTATTTGATGTAAGGAATTTTATATTTGAACCCCCAGCGTTAGAGTTTATATTTATACTCCCGGCCCCTTTTGTTATGTCTGCAAAAGTTCCGTTTGAAACTTGTCTATTGACTGACATAATTGCCTCGTCTTGCCAACCTGCATAATAAGCCCTGTTAGAAGTAGCACTCTTAATTGCAAGTTCTTGATTTTCAGTTCCACCTAAATCTAATTTTGATATAGGAGTTGTAGTTCCAATACCTACGTTACCCACATTTGTAATACGCATTCTTTCTGATATAGATGTATTGTTTCCAGTCGCTAAGGACAGTCCTAATGCGCCTCCGCTACCGGCATCATAAGCAGATATACTCGCCGCTACATTTCCTTCAGCCCATCCTATAATACCGCCATAGTTGCCTGTTGTTGTGGGTGCGTATAATAATAAAGAAGCATCTGTAGCTATGTTCGAAATTGTAGCTGAATTTAAAACTTTTAAAGATTCAAGTTGGTCACTTACTCTAATAGCACCAACAACATCAAGTTTTTTACCGGGAGTTGTTGTACCGATACCTACCTGTGAACCATTGTCAAATATCTGACTATTGCCGATAGCAGTAGCTCCTGTGAATTTAGCAACGTAGTTTGTTGTTCCACTTGCGGAAGCTTTTGAATTAAACGCAGTCCAATCAGCAGAGCTTAAAGCTCCTCTATTTACTGCCGATGCAGTTGGTAAATTAAATGTATGCGTATCAGTGGCAGAGGATATATTAAAATCTGTACCTGATGTTCCGACTGCAAAATATTGCACTTGAGAAGTTAACCCATTTAATGCTGTTAACCCTGAAGAGAATGTTGTTATAACTTGGCATAAGTGACTATTCTCAGTATGCATAGTAATTGTTCTACCGCTATGAATAACATAGAATCTAACCGCTAATCTATCTGTTACAAGCAATGTAGTAGCCGGGACCGCTAAAGCACTAAAATAAGCCTCTATATTTGTTCCATCTGTGATTAATCTTGGCGATGCTGAATTAGAAGCAATTAGTGTGAATGTAGTACCGTCATACTTATATAATTCAACATAGAATCGCGGAGAACCTCCGCCTGATGAAGCACTAAAGTAAGTTTCAAAATTCCAATTACCACCCGGTATTAATAATTTATTTGGGTCTCCTACATCTGTAATAAACTGAGCAATATATCCATCTGCATTAATAGTGAAATCTGTACCTGCTCCAATTACGGGAACGCTATTCATTTCCTTATATGCAACGCCACCTATTGTACCCTGAGATATACTACCATTTAAGTAATATGAAACTGATGCCCCACCACCTGTTGAAGTTGGAAAATTAGCAAGAGTACCATCCCCTCTTATATATTGGCTTGCAACACCGGCTCCCGTTATTGCAAATGTACCTGATGATGTAATAGTACTTGGAGTAACATTAAATGCAGAAGGAACGGTCATTCCTATAGATGTAACAGTGCCAACGTTAATCCAATCAGTACCTGTTACAGTAGAAGCTAAAACCTGCCCTAATGTCCCAGGTGAATTGGTTGAATCGTATAAAGCTCCTATTACTCTTAGATTATTATTAATCTCAATGTTTTGATTAGAGTCAACAGTTAAAGCTGTTAAAGTACTTCCTCCTGCATTTGTGGTTTGAAATCTTAACGTACCACTATTTGTGGCGTTTTGGAATGTAAACTGATTAGAAGCATTTTCAAACAACGCTGCAGCAGCTCCTCCTGCTTTTGTAAATCTTAAAGTAGAAGTTCCAGCAGCATCCGTATTCTCAATATTGATTCGAGTTGACCCTGCTTGGTTTTTAACTACATCTAATACATTTGTAGGTGCTTTAGTTCCTATACCTACATTACCATTTAAAATAGTAGTAACTATAGCGTCACCGCCTAAAACAACTGTATTGTTTCCAAGTCCTACAGCATTTGCTCCAATAACAATCTCATTTGTTGATGAGCTATTAAGTGACTTTGAGTTATAACCTATAAAAATACTTTCTGATGCAGTAGTTAAATTACCAGTTGAAGAGAATCTACCAGCATCTCTACCTAAAGCCGATACATAACTTGCTTCCGCATTTAACAATGCAAAATTTCCTAATGCAGCATTAAAACTTCCCGCAATATTTGTTCTTAATGCTTCTTGCCCTACAACAGTATTAAATGTACCTGTTGTGTTTGAAAACATTGTTTCAGTTCCTACTGCCGTATTTTTATCTGCTAAATTAGAGAATAATGTTCTATAACCTAAAGCTGTATTAAAGCTTCCAATTAAATTAGCTTGCAATGCTGCGTAGCCTAAAGATACGTTTGCAAGTCCAGTTTGATTTCTAAATAAAGAATACGAACCTATTGCAACATTTAGATTTCCTGTTGTATTTTCGTACAACGCTCCATATCCAAGTGCACTATTCCTATTACCTGTTGTATTGTTAGTTAGAGTAAAAGCTCCTGTTGCAACATTATAATACCCTGTTGTATTTAATGATAATGATGAGACACCTAAAGCTGTATTTGAAGAACCGGTTCCAGGTCCTTTACCAATCCTAAGTCCACTTATGAAAATATCCTGATTAGCTGTGTCTCCTACAGATACAACATCTCCTAAAGTAGGCGTTGCTGCTGCAGGTGAATTTACCCATCTTATACCTGATGCTGTCTTTGAAAGAAATTGACCAGTAGTTCCAATACCTCCTGTATCATCTTGGATGTTACCCGGTATTATTCTTGTTGAAGTAATATTACCAACAAGAGTTATATTTTGTGTTGCAGTATTGCCTGCATTTAAAACAGACTGTAGCGTATCAACAGGTAAGTCAACCCAATTAATACTTGAAGTACCTTTGCTAAGATATTGGAATACAGTACCTTGACTTCCGCTTGTGTCCTCAATATTGTCAGGCTTAATTAATGTAACATCAATAATACCTGTTAAGTTTATATTTTGAGTAGCAGTGTTTCCCGTATTAAGTACAGCTTGTAATGAAGCTGCAGGGAAATTTGCTGAGAATAATTGTAATAACTCCCCTAACGAAAAGTTCTTTGTCGCAAGGGGAGTAGGGGTAGGAGTAGTTCTAAAAGCCTCTGTTCCTATTAGCCTATCACTTAATGACAAAGGAGTATCCGCTAAAGAATAAGTAGATATTTTAGACATTCTATTTTAATTTAATTATTAAACAACAATTCTAACTTCTCCTGTAGATGTCTTATAAATTGAATTGACAGCAAGACCACCTGAAACAGCAGCAGCATTATTCGCATAAGTCGGAAGAGTTCCTCCTACTTTAGTTACAAATTGTCCTGTAGTTGTAGCAAGAGTAATAACATCTGATACGAGAAAGTTTTGAGTTGAATTAAGGTTATTTACATCTGTTCCTAACAAAAAATCATCCAATGATGGAGGAGGGGTATCAGCGTATGTACTAATCTTTGCCATTTTTATTCTTCTTTTTTGGTTACTTCTCCTGTTTGAATATTGATAACTGCATCTGCACCATACTTTTCAACTAATTGTTTTTCGTGTGCTGCAAATTCTACCTTTAATTCTTCAATGTGACGAATGATTTGTTGCTTTTGTAATTCAACATCTCCAATTGCCATTTTTGCTTTGTTAAACTCAGAGTTTAATTCTTGAATTTTTACTAATTCTTCTTGTGTTACTTGAACGTTTTCCATTTTGATTTAATTGTTTATTTGATTATTAATTTTACAAAGATATGAATTTACTTTTAAATCTATTATATAAATATATTAGTAATAGAATAATTAATATCCACCAGATATACATACTATAACTCGACTCTTTTTCAATTGTTTTTTTAAATGTTTTTACCTTAGCTTCTTTTTTTACTTCAACCTTAATAGAGGTCTTTTCAGCCACTTTTATTTTAGAAGTATCTACTAAGACCTTTTTTGTTTTTTTGTATCGTAGCTTTGCGTTTTTATACGTTATTCCGTTTACAACCATAGGTATTGTGTCAGATACTGGAACTATTTCCAATTCGTCTGTATCTGTTTTAATACTAATGTTATTATCTTGAGTAGTAACCATCTCTTGTTTGGTGACTGAAGTGCTATCTACCTTTGTTGTATTGTCTACTTTATCAACATTAACCTTTCTTGCAGCACAAGAAGATAAAAGTAAAATAATTAATATTAATATCTTTTTCATTATTTATATTTTTGGGTAAGTAATTCCA